TTTTAGCTTCTATTTTTTCTTTGATCTTTTCGTCAGCGTCTTTATTTGCTTCTGCGTCTTTGACCATTTGTTCTATTTCTGTTTCTGATAAACCACCAGACGCCTGTATAGTTATCTTTTGTTCTTTACCTGTACCTTTGTCTTTGGCAGATACACTTAAAATACCATTTGCGTCAATATCAAATGTCACTTCAATTTGAGGTACACCTCTTGGTGCAGGTGGTATGCCGTCAAGCATAAAGTTACCTAATGACTTATTATCTTTTGCAAGTTGTCTTTCACCTTGTGCAACATTTATATTAACTGCATTTTGATTATCTTGAGCAGTAGAGAACACCTGACTTTTCTTTGTAGGTATCGTAGTATTCTTTTCAATGACCTTTGTAGATACACCACCAAGTGTTTCAATACCTAGTGATAGAGGCGTCACATCTAATAGTAATACATCATTTACATCACCTGCTAATACACCACCTTGAATTGAAGCACCTATAGCAACTACTTCATCTGGATTTACTCCTTCGTGTGGTTTTTTGCCGAAGAATTTTTCAACCTCTTTTTTAACCAAAGGCATTCTAGTCATACCACCAACTAGTATAACTTCGTTTACATCTGTTGATTTTATACCAGCGTCTTTCAATGCTGTTTGACAAGGTGTAAGTGATCTTTTAATTAGACTATCTACTAGACTTTCAAATGTTGCTCTGTTTAATTTAGTATTTAAATGTTTAGGTCCTGACTTATCAGCAGTTATGAAAGGTATATTAATTTCTGTTTCAACAACAGAAGATAACTCACACTTTGCTTTCTCGGCAGATTCTCTAACTCTTTGTAATGCTAGTTTATCTGATCTTAAATCCATACCTGTATCATTTTTAAATACAGATAGTAAATGATCTACAATTGCATTATCAAAATCTTCACCACCTAATGATGTATCACCATTTGTAGATTTAACTTCAAATACACCATCACCTAATTCAAGAATAGATACATCAAAAGTACCACCTCCTAAATCATAAACTGCAATCGTGCCTGATTTCTTTTTATCTAAACCATATGCTAATGCGGCTGCTGTGGGTTCATTGATAATTCTTTTAACATCAAGACCTGCAATCTTACCTGCGTCTTTAGTTGCCTGTCTTTGTGAATCATTGAAGTAAGCAGGCACAGTTATAACTGCCTCTTTAACTTCTGATCCTAAATATTTTTCAGCAGTTTCTTTCATCTTCTGTAAAGTGAAAGCCGAGATTTGTGATGGTGAATACTTTTTACCTTTTGCTTCTACCCATGCGTCTCCATTATCTGCCTTAACAATTTTATAAGGTGTTGTCTGTATATCTTTTCGTACAGAATTACCATCAAATGTTCTACCAATTAATCTCTTAACTGCATAGATAGTATTCTCTGGATTGGTTACTGCCACTCTCTTTGCTGGCATACCTATCAATGTTTCATCGCCAAACGATACTACTGACGGTGTTGTTCTTTGTCCTTCTACGTTTTCTAATACTTTCCCTTGTGATCCTTCCATTATGGCAACACAAGAGTTCGTTGTTCCTAAGTCTATTCCAATTATTTTACTCATTATATATTCTCCTTTCTATGCTATATAATAACGATTTCTCTAATGTCAAGTGTTACTTTAAAAAAATTCATCTAAAGTTGCTTTCTTTTCAAAGTCCCAACCAATTGCATTTACAATAAATCTTAATGGTTCTAAAAATGACTTTGTAAACATTTCATCATGGTCAATATATTGATGTAGTTTAAATTCTTTTGGCAATCTACTAGAAAAAGATATTACATTTTCTCTTAAAGTATTAGGTTCTTTCAATGCAATAAACTTAATCTTATCGCCGTCTTGTATTGTTTCATACTTTGATAGTTTATGTTTCTTCAATAGATTGTTATAAAGTAAAGCACCTCTCACATGAATAGGCGTTGACTTTTGATATATATCTTTTGTTGAAGAATACTTTTTAAGATTATTACAACTTCTAGGATAGGCAATATCTTCAGGTGGTAACTTTTTAAAGTGTGTTCTAAAATTTTCTATAAACTGAATTAATGTGTCTTGATCTTTATTCATAATTACTTTCAATGCCTCTTTAATCTTTACACGACAAGGTGCAGGAGTTGAAGACTTGACCGCCTCGATACCCATGATCTTTAGTTTAGGTTCTTTCAGATCAAGACCTTCTTCGTTGAACACATTTAAAATATATCTTTTCTTTGCAGTCCATATGCCTTTGTTAGCAATTACTTCTCGTTTCATAATCATTTTCTGATCATAAGCACTTACATATTTTGCTAGTTTCTCAAAACTTTTATCAATAAATGGTTGTAGTTTTTCTTCACAAAATTTATCTAATACTTTTACAATCTTTCTACTATCAGATTTATCTTTAAATATCTTGTTAACCATTTCACCTAGTTTAATATAGATAGAATCTGTATCAGACGCAACAACATAGGTGATATGTTTAGTGCTTAACAATTTGTTTAGATAATTATTTACATCACGTTCAATCCATCTAATTGTCAACTGACCTGCCATCGTGATACCTTCAGCGTGTCTTACATCAAAGTATCTAAAGTATTGATTACCGATAGCACCGTAAGCACTATTCAAGGCAATCTTTCTTGCAAGTTGAATATTATAATTAGAAGATATCTCATTCTTTAATCTTTCATCGCCAGTTTCTTGATACAATGCTTTTGCCTTTGCCATCTTTTGTTTATACATGACACGCTCTTTGTATAATGTATCCATAAGTTCAGGTAGAAAACCCTGCTTGTCTGTCCTAAATTGAGCGCCATTGGGAGTGATAGTTCTCGTATCTAGGTCAGACAGGTCAGATTTTTGATTCAACATATTCTCTACGTTCACACGATTAGGGTCATAACCAACCATAGTTTCAGGAGAGATATTGTATTGCATAATTAAATGCGGATACAAACTGTTTAAATCGAAACTTGCAATCCAGTCGTGAAAACCTACAACAGGATCTTTTACATAGGCACCTTCGTATCCTCTATTTTCTTTCTTTTCAGATACAGCAGGTATAACTATTTTTTTAGATTTTAAATGATTAAATATAATTGTATCCCATGTACGGACTTGACTAAAGACATCTTGATAATTTACTTTCGCCTCATACGCCATAGTTAAATGTAGATCAATTAATTTTAATCTGTCTTCTAGTTTATCAACTAGTTCTACATCTTGAATATTATACTCTATAAATTGTTGATAATCGTTTTGATAAAACTCTTTAAATGTATCATAAGGATTCTCATGTTTCTTTTCGCCTAATTCTACTTCACCTATATAATCTAGTTTATAACTTTCACGTCTAACAAAAGTATGTTTACGATATAGATCAAGATAATCTAATACAGTAATACCCATAAGATCATAATAGTTTTGTTGTTTGATAAAACCTAAATCTGTTTTAGTTTGTTGTGATACTACACCCCACGGACTAAACTTCAAGATATATTCATCACCCATAAGTCTTCTAAATCTATTCATTAAAAAAGGTATGTCAAAGAATTTAACATTCCAACCTGTGATGATATCAGGATTATATTCTAACCAAAATTCTAAAAACTTTTCGATCAATGCCGTTTCAGTAGCACATTTGATATATCTAACATCTGGTCTATCATTTACAAAGTCATTCATGCCGAAGACTATGATCTTCTTTGTCGTATGTTCTTTTACTGTGATTGATATAAGAGGTTCGATTGCCTCATCTGGACTAGGAAAACCGTTCTCACTTTCACACTCGATATCGATTGTAAGTATTCTTATCTGTTTGATATCCCAATCGATCTTGCCTCTAAATTCATCTGCAATAAAAGGATATTGATATCTTGTATTACCGAAGTATTCAAAACCACTTACATCTTTATACTGATCAATCCATTTCTTTGCTTCAGGCATACTTTCAAAAGTAACCTGACCTACGTCACGACCGTCTAGTGTTTTGTATTCTGATTCTTTACCTGATGGTA